ATCAGGGTTAGGGCTAAACCCGGTAGACATACGCTGCCCGCCTGTATACTCAGCAGAAGGATCTCCTGACGGACCTGCGCCATTGCCAAACTGTCTATTCACGTTGGTCTGCGCGTTTATATCATTCTGGCCTGCAAAAACATCCCTCAGTGCTGGGTTGTTCTGGCCTGCCGCTTCAGCGCCGGCAATGTTGTTCACCCCAACATCATAGAACGGCTGAAATCTGGCAATGTCTTCGTTTCGTTGATTCGTCAGAAAGTCTTGCTGATCATCTTGCATATCAGAGACTTGATCATACGCGTAATCTGTTGCCGCTGTGTTTACGACGGTATTTCCGATATTAGAAAGCGCGTTAGATAAAGCGTTGTCAGACGATCCGCCTGCCCCGCCAGTGGCTGTCGAGTTACCGCCCGATACGTCACCAAATAAGTCGCTAAATATATTGGCGTTTTGAGCGTTGCCACCTTGCCCAGCGCCACCACCACCGAAAATCTGGCCTAAAATAGACCCCAAATCAAAGCCCCCGCCTTGCTCGTTATCTGCGCCTGTTGGCATACCGCCTCCGTTTGGATTAAAAGGGGGCGTAGCGCCTCCGTTACCTGGGTTGTTAAATATCTGCCCGAAAATATCGCCAATGCTGAATCCACCGTTGTTGCCACCGATCACCGGGGCGTCAGGCACTTGGCCTGATCCATCGCCAACCGTTCCGGCCTGACTGCCCACTGTGCCTGTTTCGTCAGGTCTAACGGATGCGGGAGGGTTCGGTGCTTGTGGCTGCTGCGCTGTTTGTTGCGTTGGCTGAAATATGCCGCCCGTTTGCATAGACGGATAGTTGCCAAAGCCAGGAAGGTTCCTAACCGCCTCGTTTATCAGGTCTTGGTTGATCGAGCCGATAACCTGCCCGCCTTGCGTTACGTCTGAAGTATTAACGGGTAAAAGGCTTTGATTGGGAAAGTCCGTATCAGGGCCCCAGTCTGTGCGCTTGCTTCCAGTGCCGCCACTAAAGAAAAGTGAGGCTCCGTTGCCGCCTATAGTGGCAGGATTAAACCCGTAACCAGATGTCCCGTTACCCCATCCGCCGAGACCTGAACCTGAACTTCCGGCTCCATCGTCTTGTACCTGTATGCCTGAGATTTTTTTTACTGCCATTAATTAACCCTTATCCATTTAGAAAGAGCCTCGAAATACTGGAGAATCGCCGTGTCGTATCGAGAGGCTAGAGCCAGACTAGAGCCGCCATTAATCGCGCCGGATATTGATACCGCGCCAGTGTTACCGCGCACGACTGTGACCAGCGAGAGGTCAGAGGGGCGAGAAGTCAGGGTTATCGTGACCGTTGATGTGTTGTTACATAAAACGTATTCATGCCCGACCTTGCCCGAGGTCGTATAATCAGCCACGGTCAAAATTGAGGCCGGAGAGACAAGATCAAATATGTCAGTAACGACCCGTTGAAGGTCTGGAATGCCCTGCTCTTTGTTGGGGCTGCGAAGGAGTCTCATCCTAGTAGACCGGATTCCCTTCCGTATCAAACACCCCGAGCGTTTCAAACTGCGGGACGGGCTTTTCTTCAGTCGTCGCAGGAATTAGCGTTGCAACACCGTCGATAAGTTCAATGCTCTCTGGTACGTCAACCGTCTCGATTTTGGTTACTTGGCGAATGGCGCGCGTAGTCCTTTCTTCCTCGACAACTTCACCGACATCATCCAAGACGGCAGGAACAATTTGATTGTATTCTTCCCTAATTGCGACCTGAACTGTACGTTGTACGGGCTCTGGCTCCGGTACTGGCTCTGGCTTCAGAGGCTCAACAATCACCTCTCCGTTTTCGTTAGTCCAGCCAGTATCAAACATGTGTTGGTCTTTACGCTCGCCAATTACAAGCCAGGAAACTGTATCTGTGCAATCAGAGTCTTCGCAATCGAGGCTTAAAATATTGCCCTCGACCGAGCATCTAACATGGTGAAAGCCTGTTTCGTTTGAGCTAAACGTCCTGACATTACGGCATAAGACCTCAAACGTGCCCTCGGTCATGCTGTGGAATGTGTCGATGTTTATTGAGGCTGTACCCTTCACCAGATCAGCCACGCCACTATATAAAAGGTCAGCTTGCGGGGATTCTGTGAACGAGTGCACGAGATGGTGGGTGTCTGTTAGCTCTGGTAATGGGTGACTGATCTTGAATGAGCCTGAGCCTTTGGATACCGCCCCGGTAACATCAAGGGTGCCGTTAGGGATGCTGACATTCTTAGCACCGTCAATCTCTACGGCAGGTAAGCTACCATTAGATCCCCATATTTGGGTTCTACCTGCGGCCTCAGAGTAACTAAGCTGCCCTTTAAAAACGCCCTCGCTGTATAACTGATACCGGGCCGCATTGCTGCCGCTAGTCCCTTTAGCGTCTATACGCATTGATGCAGTTTCCGCTGCGCTCAGATGGGCCTGTACGCCGGTAGGCAGGGTAGTTGCTGTACCTAATGCAACGCCAGTGTTTAGGGTAGCTAACCCAGAAACACCAAGGGTTCCTGCTAATGCCGTATTCTGGCTTGCGTCGAAAGTCGCGGCCACAGCAGCGCCTGAATAAATAATGGTCTTGCCTGTTCCGTCCAAATTAACCCGCAGGTTGTTATCAGAACCCATGCCTAAGATTCTTTTACTAGAGCCTCCTGCCTCCTCCATACTGATTTGTTTGTTGTTAGGCATTTTCAGCTCATTAGCTAAAGTCACCGCACCACTAGCACCAAGGGTGCCTGTGATGTCTGTATTGCCAGCGTCTAGGGTGCCCGTAGTCGATAGGTTCTCATTGCCAAAGTCGATAGCGCCTGAACTATCTACAATTGAGCCCGCGCCGAGGGTTAGCGTTCCAGCCGTTAAAGTATCAAACCAACCCTTGAGCCATCTGACAGCAGTTGAGCCAAGTGAGCCAGTAGAATCCGCTGCATTGATCAGGTCGCCGCTAATTACTGGCGCGGCCAAAGTCTTATTGGTTAAGGTCTGAACCTCTGCAATAGACACCCCTTCGTTCCACGCCCCAAGAGTGCCGTTAGTATCCTCGGCCCAATAGAGTTTTCCTGATTCGGTAATAGCAATTTGACCATAACGAATCTCGCCAGATGCCGCCGTATTGCGTACCGCAGAAATCAACACAGCCCGATCAGTATCAGGCGCGTTGGAGCTATTCGCCTCCAAAGAATGGAAGCCGGACTTCTTAACCGCTGTCGATCTAGTGTCTGCACTATCAGAGATAGAGGCCAAGCCAACCTTGGACGCTTCAACCGCATCTAGATCAGCTTGAACTTGCTCGGGTGTTTGAGTTAAATCTGCCATTAAGTATCCAGTAGGGTGATTTCAGCAGAAGCATCGACGATATTGACTTCTGCGTTGGCCGAGGTTTCTATCCTGACAATCCCCTCGTGTACTTCACCGAAATTGGTCAGCGTCTTGCGACCCTTGCCGGTAACAGTAAACGTGCGGGGATTGGTGAAGGTTTCTAAGTCTTTCGATAGGTAGACGCTAATCTCTGAACTTGCTGAGGCGTCGTAGTTAATCCGTAACTCATCCAGCGTTATGTCTCGACCGTCAGCGCCTAACGACTCGGCAGAGATCATCGGCAAGTCTTTGATGCGAGTAACCGCAACACCGTTGTTTTGATATGTGCCAGGGTCTATCTGGTAAAGTTTGCCCGCCGAATAATCGGCCATGAGGGTTTTGTTGTAAGCCTTGATCACTGAAGTCGTTAGGAATGTTCTCTCGAAGAACTCGCCCGTTGACTCGTGATAGGTCCAAGTCTTGGAAATAGTTGGGAAGATGAAATCAACAAAGTTTGATTGCTCGAACGAATAGCACTGAACCAGAGCAGCCGCCATGGCTTCGGCAGAGTAGCTATCCCACTCAACGCCAATCGCCGTACTTCGCTGCCTGCCGCCCTCGGTAACGATTAAAGGGGTGTATTGCGTACCCTGCAGCATAGAAGGGGCGCGTTCGTGGTCGATAAAGTAAAGACGATCATCAACCGAGCCGCGAGCATACCGCCCAGCAATACCGTGTTTAATCACAGCCTGACGATCTAAAGGAGGGAAGCCAACACCGGAGGTATACCAAATCTCTGAGGATTCCTTGCCCAACAGGTAAGCCAATTGATTCAAACTAGCGATGCTCTGGAGGTCGTCCCCGAAAGCCTCCGCTGTGGCAAAGTTCAGCGCATTAACGGATGTGCCATCATTCAAATCAGAGGTAATGAATTGTCCGTCAGGTTGATCATAGACGCGCCTAGAATCTAAGTAGGCATGGGTATAGGTTACGCCTAGATCGCCGTCTGTAATGGCTTCTAATCCGCCAGCCGTGGTGTATGAATAGGCTGTATCGCCTGTAGTAATTACTAGCTCAGTATTGTCATCACTCATTACGACCCGTTGCGGGCTATTGGTGATTGTGCCAATAAAGGTGGTCACGCCTGAAGTGTTGACGGAGAACAGCGAAGGCCCTGAAACGATATACAGAATGCCGTTCATTACATGCATCCCTCGATCATTCCCGCCCGGGGTGACTGATACGAAAAGAGGCTCGCCAGACGCGGTCAATTGCGTTCCGGTGTTGTCGTTGAGCGCCTCAGTCTCAGACAGGAAATCAGCAAACGAGACAAGGCCAGGGAAAGGCCCGTAGCCCATCTTGCTATTTGGGAACATGTTAAGCGTTTGTTGACTCTCCGCAGGATATCGCGTGTCGTCATAATTAGAGCGGAGGGGGAGTCTCATCTGTCAGTCTCGATATTGTAGCGACCAAACGAGAAGGATAGATCCGACATATCAACCGATATATCGAGCGTCATGTCTGCCTCTAGCCTGTCCAGGGTCTTTTCTGCGATGGCGTAGACCGATGGTTCAAGCGTCTTACCAAATTGGCTCACCACCTCGACAGCGAGGTTATAACTCAACGCTCTAGCTGTGCCAGGGGGAATATCTAGAGCATCCGCAACGAGTGCGGGAGCAGGTATATCAATCACCTGATCTTCGACCCATTCGGCTATTAAATTCTGTAGAGCGATAAACACATCACCATTACGGCTCGCGTCATCCTCAAGATATGTGTTGCCACTAGCACGAACCCGCAGGAGCACCGTAGCGTTATCAATAATGTCTTGGCTTGTTGTCATAAGAAGTCAGGGCGACCGTTAAGCCGCCCCTTATCACCTCTCTTAGTTGATTGCAGAACGGCTAGCGAGCTCTGGACGGATTGCCTTAAATCCATACAGAATATCTAAACGACAAGGCATCTTGTCATTAGTGATGTCGTAATCGCGCACGATCCGCATAGAGATACCATCCATCTCCTCACGAGCGCAAAAGTGAACGCCCTCTGGCTTGATCAGGTCAGCCGTTGCAAAAGCAAAAGCATCTTTCTGGAAGGAGATACACTGTTCAAAAGCCGCACTCGCACCACCTGAGACTTTCACAACCGCGGCGTTATCAGCAGGCGCGCCCGTTACATTCTTGCGGCCCCCTGCAATCGTCAGCGCTGGAGAGATAGCCAGAGAAGTGGCAGAGCTACCTGACGCCTCAGTAACAACGAACTTTTGCAAGATCCCCGTTGTTATCTTGGTCTCAGGATGAACGCGAAACACGCCAGCAAAGGTAATAACATCGCCCTTAAGGAGCGTGTTAGATCCACCGTCTACAGGGATGCTCTCACCAGTTTTGTCTGCGCCGTTCACGACGTAACCAGTCGTTGCAGCCGCTGTACCAGAGGTAAAGCTAGGTATCAGCGTATTCTCAAAGTGGTCGAATCCAGCAGCCCGACCGATGATGCCTTCCTTGTACTGCTTCGCAATCGCACTTGATGACTGAAACAGACCTTTAGCAGCGTCAACATAGTCAACAGTACCTTGAGTGTTCCAGATCATGCAGCGATCAGAAGTAGGCGCAAGCCCATCAGTCAACGCCTTACGAGCGCGAGAAGCGGTGCCGACTGTAGCAGCCGAACCAATCCCATTATCGAAGTTGTAAACGTCAAGGATCATCGTCAGGGCGTCAGCCTCGACAACTGATGCCAGGGTAGACATAGCGGGTTTAATGTAACGATCAGAGAACTCATCAATGGTGAGCGACAATTCAGCAGAGGTGAAGTTGATATCAACACCCTTCTGACTTGTAACCTGCAAAGGTGTGCTTACTTCGTCAACGTCCTGAGCGGCCAGTGTTGCGCCATCTCGTACCGTGAATTGGTTTGGTTGTCGAATGTTCAGGGTTGAGCCGATTTTGGCCCCGCTTTGAGCGTACTGATCATCATATTGGGTATTGATGTTACCAATAAAGTTTAGGTTCTGGTGAAGCACTAAAAGTGCCTCTTTCGTGATGACGCTATCCGTCAGTAATGTATTAGCCATGAGGTCTTATTCCTATTTGCCGCCTTTACGTCGATGTGCCGCATACTCTTTCATGGACATATCATTCATATCCTTCTCAACCTTTCCGTTAGGGGTTATAGGTTTTAAAGGAACAGGCGTATTGGTTGTTTTGGCAGAGGGGGATGCGGATAACTTGGAGGCGATTGCAGCCAATTTCATTCCAGCCATTACAGGAGACAGTTGATTGATACTTGCTGACTCATGCGGATTAGATGCCAGGTAATAAGCCAGTGCAGGCCCGTTATCACCAAAGAACATCGCCTCTTTCACTGAATCCGATTGGATAAAAGTTGGGGCGGTGATTTTTGCGTAATAGTCGGCTTGCGTTAAAGCAAAATCATCTGAGCGCTCCTTGAAGGTTTCAACAGCAACTTGCATCTGTTGCTCTTGCGCCTCCTGTGCGAGCATCCTTTCTTGGCGGACATTAGCGCTTGCTACTGCCTTTTCTGTTTGGCGGCCAGAGTATTCAATTACAGCTTGCTGGTGCGCCCGCTCATCGAAGTCATAATCTTCGAGTCGTGGGTATGCTTCAGGCTGCTGATTATTGTTGCTGTATTGCGCCTCCATTCTATTGGCGCGCCGTTCAGCTTCATCTGCTCGCTGCTTTGCGTCTTCTCTCTGTCGGGTAAGTTCCGAGATTCGTTCCTGCACCCTGTTTTTCTTGGGTTCAGACTCTGCTTTTTCGGTGCTCTCAGTTTCACCGGATGGCGCGTCTGTTTCCGTCCGCGCTTGCGCCTCATCGGTCGATACCTCTACAACTTCAGGGGTTTCAACTTCAGGGCTAGGGGTTGCGATTTGCTCCTCTACAACGGCGGGGGCAGCCGATGGCGCTATGGCCTCTATTTCATCACTCACGAGTTATCGTCTCCACGAATATGCCCACGTTTGGCACGTAGTCAGCCTTGAAACCCTGAACGGGTTAGAACTGGAGGGCTTGCATTCTCTGCATAGCGATTTGCTGACCCTGAAAATCTTGCTTCTTGATGGCGGTATCAATCTGCTCTGAGATCGCCTTGGCTTCGTTCAGCTTTGCCACAGATGCGGCCTTGGCTGTTTCAGCTTGTTCTTTGGCGAGTTGCGCCTGTTGCATAGCCTGTTGTAGTTGCTGCTGCTGCGCTTGTGCCTGTTGCTGGCCTTGGCTGGCCTGCGCCATCTCTTGCTTTTCTTCCTCGTTAGGCTCTATAAATCCACGCTGTATACCAACTTTTCGCTTCCGCTTAACAAGTTCGTCAGCGCCGACTAGATCCAGAGATGAATAGTAGATATCACCTATCAATTCACCCTCGGCAGGATTTTGAGAGATAATTTGCGCTAACGAATCGGCAGTTTCGGCGCGGCGAGTTGAATACGCGGGACCAACCGTTATCTTTACGTCATATTTACCGCGAGAAAGATCGTTCAGCGTGTAATCTTCGCCCGTTGCGTTGTCTTTCATGGGCCTATTGATCGTTTCGACTTTCTCGGCCATATCCTCACCAAGAATGCGGATAGTCCTGGTGCCGTCATAGACCTTGGGAATTAGGTCAACATAGATGCGCCCAGTGTGCTCAATGGCTTCGTTAAGCTCATCAGTAAATTCAAAGGTTGCTGTGGAGCCTTCAAGTTTGCGCTCACGTATGGCCCGCCCTGAGGTCTCGTTAGACCTTGCGCCCAGTGAAGCATCATAAATGCCGGTCGTTGACTTAATATCGTCAGATGATATCTGGAGCCCGGTTAATAGGGCTGGCGATGGTTGCGCGGGTGCCTGTCTAAACGGCTTATTACCATTATCAAAATTGAACAACATCACAGGATCGTTAGACGTATTAATCGCCTTCCAACGCGGTTCATGGCCTTTTATCATGTTTGCAGTGGCAAAATAAGGCTGCTTGGGCTGCAGGGCTACGGTTTCTACATAAGTGCTTCGTTCGTAGTTATAGAGCCTCTGGGCGTCCTTGCCCTTTCGAGTTAATCCGCGTGACAGGAGCTCTCCGTCTACAATTGAATTCTTACCCAACACAGGCACTAGGGGGACAAACTTGCCCACTTCGTCAACTTCCTCAAGAATGTCTACCGCGTTAAGCTTGAAATGCTCCAGCTTGGTTCTTGGCGTTGTGCGTGACTTTAAGACCGTGATGCCAGCCGCTGCCAATTCGTCAAGCAAGGCTAAAAAGCCCTCGTCTTCCTCAACCACTCGATTATCGCTGAGCAGATGAATAGTTTTCTCGCCATCTTCAACGAGCCGGTAGTATTCGCACACTCTCACCGTGTCGTCGTTCATCCATAGCTTTTTCGAGCCCTTGAAGTCATAGCCCGTTGACATATCAGAGACAGCTTTAGGGTAAGCCTTCTCGTATTCGTCCTTGTCCATATCGTCAAAGACAAAGCCGTAACGCATCCGGTCAAGATCAGCCGTCTGGACAATCGGATCAACCAACACAGAGAATGGGTTTTTTACCTCAGTGAGAATAATATCCTGATGAACCGAGTCGTCATCCAAGAAATCGTGACGAACTCTCCAGGCACCCCATCCACCCTTAACCGTATATTTGAACCCTGTCTTGTAAGCCTTGGAGCCTCGTTGCTCGATCTGTCTAATCAAGCCCTCGTATATTTCTGCCGTGTCTGCGTCGTCGTCCTCCGCGCCTCTCACCTTGACTGAGGGGCGATTCTGCAAGTGTCCGCCAACCGTCTGATCAATAGCGCCGGATAGCTTGTCGAACGTCATAGTGGGCCGACCTTGGCGAGTCGTGCGCGTTGCCTCGTCCCATTGCCCATCCACCGCATCAACAAAACGAACGTCATCCATCGCGGACTCGAATACATCGCTCCAAGCTTCTCGCGCAATTTCAAACCGCGTCAGCGCCTCATCGACGATTGCTTGGCGTTGCTTTTTGGTACGTTTTACCATTCGGAGGTGAATTCCATGTTTGTAGGTTTGGGCGCTGTCTCTGCGAATCTGATCATCATTAGTGCGTAGCGGGTTGCGGCCATTAAGTCGTCGTACTCTTTGACGATCTTTCCATCCTTGCGGTGGTATAACCGGAACTCGTCAAACCAGTCTTGCAAGTGCTCTGCGACCTTAAACCGGCCCGTTTTCATTAGATCAAGCATTAGCTGAATGCCTGCCTCGACCCCGTTACCGCCTGCCTCCCAAGTCGCATGGTTATCAAGCATCTTCAAGCCTTGATCCCTATACTGATCCCTGAGAGCCATGCCAGACCCTTTATCGTGCTGGTGTCCGTCGTGAGGCCATGCGACTGGTATCCAATCGCCCTTGGGCTTGATTGCTGCCGCGTGAATAACTGGCGTTTGTTCTTTTTGCTTGTAACAGTCGTATAGGTGGTAAACGTCTGCGTCTCGATCCCATGCTATCCAGGTCGCCGCTGTTGGGTGATCCCAGCCGAAATCTATACCGACAATTCGAACCCACTCACTAGCGATAACTGGCGCGGACTCTTTTAGGAATTCTTCCTCGATGGGAAATATCTTGCCTGAGCCTAATTGCGGTATACCCTCGGCGCGGGCTTTGCGCTCATGCGCTGGGTATGAGTCAACAATGGTCTGGCGCTCATCATCCGAGTAATGGTCAACATCGAAGATGGTCATTGATGTGACGGCCTTAGTCATTTGGAACGTCCGTCATAAACGCTCTAATCACTTCTGTCATACCTAGCAATGGGGTTGCCGTGATCATTGTGTGAACGCCTTTCGCGTTGGTTCTGGTTCGCCCCTCGGAATAAATGTCTGCGGGAGGTTCTTCATCGAACCAGACTAGATGGACTGTTGGCCCTTGCCACTTGAGACGGCCTTTCTCGTATGCTTTGAAGCTAACTTGAGAGGTTCCGTTCTTGTGCTTAACCTGAATGTTGTCTAATAGATTGACGATGCCTAGAGCGCGGCTAGTGCCTGTGATCTTGTCCCCAGGTATCCAGCCTGTGCCCCATTCCTCTTCATTAGCAGGAGGCCCAAGCAGAACCCGTTGAGGATTGTCGCGGGTAGTCTCTGATGTAACGCCAGAAGCCCAAATCAATGGCGGCTCGTCGAATCTCAAGCCCTCCCACCAATCGGGATAATCACCAGTGAGGTGGATAGCGCATTCAGCGCCACCTGCTAAGGTCTTGCCTAACTGGTTGCCAGCCATGAACAGCCGCTCGTTAAACAATGCACCGTTCCTGTGGAATTCTCTCTGCTTGGCGTAAGGGGCGTAATTAGTGAGTTGGCTGCGGTCCTGACGTTTCTTGATCGCCTGCAATAACGCCAAGTAATCGGAGATTTGTTGCTTGCTCGTTTGCTCTTCGGATAAGTTCATCTAGTGGCAGATCATCGAATTCGTTGATGTTGATGTTGTGGTCTTTCGGCATAAGCGAGGCGATAGTCTTGACGTACTGCGTGTTGTCCTCTTCCCGCATCTTGGTAACGGCTTTGACGCCGTGTTCATTGAAGTCAGCCTGTAGGACGTTTAGAAATTCCTCTGTGAGCTTGTTGCGTGAGCCTTTGGGCCTGCCTGGACCGCCTTCGTGACCCTTCTCGAATTGCCCTTTTCTAGACATTAGGAAATGTTAATTGGAGAACGGCTAAAGCATTGAAGATGCGGACGTTAAGATATGCCTCGCTTGGGTAGTAATGCTTGCGCGCTATGTGCATGGAATGATTAACGTTATCCATAAATCCTATACTCTGGATTGTGAACATTGACTTCGATGTACTGAATGTCTGTCGTGCCGTCGGAGAATGTTGCAACCACCTTAATCATTGCGTAGCCGGAGTTAGCGGATGACGCGTTAGCAGATGCTACTGAACTCGCTAGCGTCTTGTTAGTGATCGTCATTGATTGAGAGCCTTTGCTCTCCCATGTGACAGAATCACAGGTCTCGCCCTTAGCCGTTGCCGTTAGCGAGAAATCAACCCTGTACTCCGGTGCGCTCTCTATAACTTGAGAGAACTCGCGTATCTCTGAGTCATTGCGGTATGGATTGGGCGTGATTCGTCTCATGCGGCCTGGATTTCTTTCCTATCAAATTGGATGCGTTGTTGACTGCCCATTAGATCAAGCAGGACAAACACGCGGGATTCGCCGTTAGGCGCGTTTTGGATCTGATCAATAATTCCGGTTCGATAGTTGAAAGGGCCGCTGGTAATTCTCACAAGAGAACCTGATCTGCATGTGTCGTCTGACTTATGCCATTGGGTATCGCGGAGCTGTTCAATTAATCTGGTCGGAACTTCGTTGAACTCGGGTAGAGACATTGTTCTGGATTCGCGGATAATCTGGAAATCCATCAATTCTGCAAATAGGTAGCCGCCGAATAATGGCGCGTCGTCTACAGTGGGAAGGTATACGTCTAGTCCTGAATCTCGGAGGTGAGCGGCGGCGCGTTCTTCTGCCCGTTCCTTTCTTGGGCGCTCTTTGACTCGTATCAGATACCAGATAATCTTTCTCCTGACGAAACCAAGCAACTGTATTTACAGTTAAACGCCAAGGATTGAGGCCCTACCTGATTTTGATGGCTTAATCCCGAACCGGAGACCGGCTAGATCCTTGCTAATTATTGCGGCAAGAGCCAAACAATCCTTGACTCAAGACATACTACGCTCGTTAGGCAGAGACTACATCAACGCGACCGTTTAGAATTGTTATCGGCCTGCGGAGTGTTGCGCGCTCTATCAAACCCTTGTTTTCTAGGTTGTTCAGGTTGCAACGTGCGGTTTCTTTCTGCCATCCGAAGAACTTTCTAATCTCATCGAGGTCAGGGCTCACACCCTGGTTCTCTCGCTGATAGGTCTGGATAAATATCATCAGCCTGCGCTCTGTGATTGTTGGGGTCATTAAAAGGGCCTCGATGGATCGTTGTAAAATGCTTTCTTCCGCTCTATTGGAGCGTTGAGGAGGTAGAACTCATCAGGCGGGAACCATTCGTCCGGCAGAACACCCCTGACTCTAGCCGCGTAGTTTTCGAGTATTAAGCGCTCGATCTCATCCCACGGAATATCAACGGCCATTAGCTAAACCTCTATGGTTACGGTTTTTAACTTTTCCCACTGCCTTGCCTCAAAAGGGAGCGCATTAGGGTCTGTCGATGATATGACGTTACCCCAAGTCCCATTCCTCCAAAGAGTGACTTGGACAGTCTCGAGCTGTTTCACGATGCGGTACTCATACTCTGCAAAGTTTAGAGGCAGGCACGAGATAAGTGAGTGCCACGAGTCGACTCTGTGTATAGATCGCCCCTCAAGCCGCTTACCCTCTCCATTAGCCCTTACAATCTCAACCTGTTCTTCAGTGTTCATACCTGCTCCTTGTTCAACGTCCCGTAATGGGCCATGCTTTCGATTAATCCTTGAGCCTCTGCGATTGAGGTGAT